TACTGCAATTCAAGACAAACAATACCTACTTTTACCATCGGCAGGATTCTTACCATTCAACCAATCTAAATTTGAGTGTAGTAACAACAATGACAAAATGGTTATTGAAATGACGGGTAATACTTCTGTTTATAATGGTTCAGTTAGAAGTTTATGGTTATCACCTAATTATGGATATTTTAATAATGGTTTAGTTAAAAAACCAACACATCAACAATATTTAAAACAAATATTTACTGGTGATAGTAAACAAGATGCATTTAGAATTGAATCTGATGTTGAGTACTCAAGTATTGAAGAATTGTTCTCTATTTTTGATAAAGACACTTTAGATAAGTTCCAAACTGAATTTTTAAATTTCTGTAAACCTTTAAGTGATGGGATTCAAATGTTGGATGGTGAAACCAATAACTCAACATTCTTTAATGTTGCAAACGCTTCTGATAGAAAATATAGAAACATCCAAACAGTACTATCTGAAATTTTCAGTTTTAGTGGTGATTTTACTAAAACTAGTAGTTCAGATAAAGACAGTTATAAGTTAGCGGTATCACAGATGGATAATACTGTGACATTCATGGAAGAGTTTTTAAGTTATGATGTTGTATTAAAGTTAGGAAATGTTGGTGAGTTCGATAGAAGAGTATTTGGTTCTTTTGTGACACCTACTGATGTAACACAGCCGATTGAGTTTGGAAATTATGTTAATGGTACATTACCTGGTGATGGTTCAGGAATTACATTAATTGATAGTCAGATAAATAATGTTACTCAATGGGACACATTAGAAACGTATGTTGGGTTCTCAACAATATCAGGATTAACATATAGTGACAATGGTTCATATATAACAGATTTCTTTATTGATAATAACATTGACTTTAGTGTTGAAAACATACAACAACTATCGAAAATTATAAAAATATATGCAACACAAAAGTTGTTGAACAATTCAATAACATCTACTCAGTTTAATTCTATTGTACAACAGTTGATTACCGACCAAGTCACTTTTAGAGAGACCATATTAAATAATACATTCACTCAATTAAGAAATAAGTTACCAAATTATAAAGAGTCGAGTACTACAGGTGGGTTAAGTGCTGTTGATGGTAATCAACCAAAACTTGAGATATACTCGACATTAAAATCATTTAATGATAAATGGATTGCTGGTGGTAACTTTAAGACGAGAACACTATTTGAGGACTTTTTATTTTTAGACCGAGCCAACAGAGACATTGGTGATAGTTTTACTATTGATGTTATATCACTAAAAGGTTATTTAAAAGGTAAAGTTGCTAGTAATTCATTGATGAGTTTAATAGGATATATACTGGCAGAAAATAACTTTATATTTATGGCTCTCCCCTCGTATATCAACTTCTATGGTATACAAGAAGCGTCAAAAAATGGGGTACCAACGGTAAACCCTGACATTGCAAACTCTGCGTTTGGTACATTCTTATCTGTAGATTATCAGGACTCGAGACCAAAATTCTTGTGTATGTATGTTGGTAAACCTTCAGAACATTTGGATATGAAGGAAAACAAAAATTCACGATTTAGTAATGATGTTTTTGATTTGAGGAGGGGTAGTAACAATCCGTTGTTAGAAAATCAAACAAATAAAGTGGATTGGAGTAGGTCAAACAAAGTTGTAGGTTTTAATTTAGATTTTGGTATTCGTAATCAAAACATATTCAAATCAATAAGTTTGGACCAAAACCAATATAAAAATACTTCGGAAAGTTTTCAGGTATTAAGTGATATGGCCAATCAGGCTTCGGGGGATAAAGTTGCTCAACAGACGACATCATTATATAATGTTTATAGAACAAGAAGTTACACTTGTAGTGTATCATCTATGGGTAATATGATGATACAACCAACAATGTATTTCAACCTTAGACACGTACCGATGTTCTATGGTCCATACTTTATAACGAATGTAAGTCATGATATAAATGTTAATGGATTTGAAACCAGTTTTGAGGGTATGAGACAACCTATATTCTCATTCCCATCTATTGATAAGTTGGTTATGAGTGTAAATAAAAATCTTCTTAAGAAGTATGAAACAGTCTACCGTAAAAAACAAACACAACAAGAGGCTCAAAACGCAACTAATCAAACCAATAATTCAACATCAACAAATCCTTTAACGCCTGGTGATGAATCTGCGTGTCAGGGTGCAACTAATTATCCTACTTTAACTTTTGTTGATTTTGAAGATACAAGAATTCCTGTAAATGATGTTATTACATATTTAAACAGTATTACTAACTATAGTAGAAATTTAAGGTCATATTGTTTAGGGGTTGGTTATATTGCAAACAAAGGTAATTTAGGTTCGTTTGATTGTACCAACAATAATATAAATGGGGTTTTATCAAATAATTTAAGGTATCAAAATTTAACAGGATTCACTAACGGTCAAGTTTGTGTTAAGGCAACTACTGGTGGTGGTGAAATTAACGCACCTCTGTTTTCATTTGAAAATAAAGAAAACGCAATTAAGTTCTTTATTGAATATAACAATGCTTATAATACATTAATAAACAATCTTGTTGGTATATTGACCACTATTGTGAATGATGATGAGAAGTTGGCAACTGCGTTAACTTACATTTATCTAACAACGTGGAACTCAAATTCAGGTGTTGGTAAAACAGCAACTGAAATAAAACAGATAGTGGATACTAATATAAGTAATGGTACAATAAAACAAGAAGACTTTGATGAAATCAAAGAAAAAATGTTAAGTGCGGTCATAAAAATATTGGCATAATAAGAAAAATTAACTTTTGGTTATATTTATTAATAAAAAAGTTATGGATATTAAAAATCTTTTAGATAACTATCTAAGAAAAGACACACGAATAACTGAGCGTGATGCAGGTAATGGTTATAAGGAAGTGTGTGATTTAGACACGGGAGATTGTTATACAGTTAGAATGAAAGATGGTCTAATTGAAAGAGTGGACAACACAATGAAACTTAATAGAACTCTTAGAGTTGAAACGCCAAGTGGTGTGAAAACACTTTTGAATGGTTAAAAAAAAATACTATGAATAAAAACAATAGACTTTTAAAAGAAATTGAACAGTATAATAAGATAAACAATTATATTGCTGAACAATTTGATACTGCTGGTGGTGAAGACCCTACGGCAACACCTGAAGCTCCTGCAACGGATATGGGTGGAGAAACTGAAGCTGAGACTATACCAGAACCTGTTGATGTTTCATCAGACCCAGATGTGGAAGTAGTTGACGATACTGAAGGTGATGTCCAAACGGATGTTACAGATTCTGAACCGACTGAAGAAAGTGGTACTGAGGAATTAGACATTACTGATTTGGTTACTTCACAAAAAGATATTCAATCAAAACAAGATGAATTCATGAATACTATGTTTGAAAAACTTTCTGATTTGGAAAGTAAGTTAGGTGCTATGGATTCAATTTTTGATAAAATTAACTCTATTGAGAATAAGATTGAAAAGTATAGACAAAAAAGTCCTGAGGAAAAATTACAACTAAGAAGTTTAGATAGTTATCCTTACAATCAAAAATTAAGTGATTTCTTTATGGATAAGCAAGATGAATTTGAAGCAACAGGAAAAAATGAGTATATTTTAACTTCAGACGAAGTTGAGAACTATTCACCTAATGAAATTAGAGATACATTTAACAAATTCGAACAAGACGATAATAAGTTCTAATTTGAAAAAAATATTTTTTGAAAAGACCACTTCGGTGGTCTTTTTTTGTTTACAACCGTTTGACTTATTAGCGAGTTTGATTATTATTAATAGACGATAAAAGAGATAAACTATTAATTTAAAAAAAACAAAAATGAGCAATTCAAGTTTAGATGCCGTATTGGCACAGTACGAGAAAAACACCACATCAATGGGTGGTGGGACAGGAATGTCACAAGATGAGAGAATGAAGAAGTATTTCACTACTATTCTTCAGAAAAATGAAAAAACAGGTCAAAGAAGAGTTAGAATTCTTCCAACTACTGATGGTTCTTCACCATTCAAAGAAGTATGGTACCATGAACTACAAGTTAATGGTCAGTGGATGAAACTTTATGACCCAGGAAAAAACGATGGTGAGCGTTCACCGTTGAATGAGGTTTATGAAGAGTTGATTTCAACAGGTAAAGCTTCAGATAAAGAATTGGCACGTCAGTACCGTTCTCGTAAGTTTTACATCGTAAAGGTAATCGACAGAGACCGTGAAGAAGATGGTGTTAAGTTTTGGAGATTTAAGGACAACTACAAACAAGAAGGTATCTTGGACAAAATCATTCCAATTTGGAGACAAAAGGGTGATATTACTGACGCAACTAATGGTCGTGACCTTATCATCGAATTAACAAAGGCTAAGACTCCTGCGGGTAAAGAGTATACTATTACTCAAACAATTATGTATGATGACCCAACTCCACTTCATGATGATGTATCACAAGTTAAAGAGTGGTTAGAAGACGAATTGACTTGGGCTGATGTTTATTCACAAAAACCTGTAGAATATTTAGAGGCAGTGGCTCGTGGAGAAACACCTGTATGGGACAGTGAAG